ATCGTGCGAAACGAGAGGAGATGGCGGAAGTGGAGAGGGCAAAAGCCGCCGCGTTATCGGCCGACACGCCGTCGGAAGATCAGCTGGTCGCGGTGCCGGATCGCGTCATGCAAAATCTAGGTCGGATCGCCTCCGCGCTGGAGGAGATCGCCAAGATCATGATGCAGACGTTCGGCAAGCCGCCGGTCGTGGGGCAGCCCACCGCCGATATCCCGGTCCAGCAGTACATGTCCGGGCAGTGGCATAGACGAGCCGGCGATATTTACGATAGGGTGGCGGAACCGGGTTCCCCGAACGCGGGGACTTCAATGGCGGACGAAATGTTCGGAACCGCTCATGACGCTCCGGAGAAGCAAGATGAGTAAGACCAATACCGCCGAGTGGTTGTTTTGGCTCGCGGCAGTCATCCTGCTGCTGGCATCAGCCGCTGCGTTGGCGGAAGAGCCGACCGAGGCGCGCAAGAGTTGGGCGCTCAAGCGAGCCTACCAGATCAACGACTACAGCATGGTCGGCTGGGGATCTATCGACCTGACCAACGAGCAGCCGGACGCGCTTGTGATCAAAACCATACCGATCAAGCCTGAGAAGAACGATGGCGACAATCAGGCAAGGCATCTACGACCTCCTGTCAAGCGTTGAACTTGACACCAAGGAAGAGGGTCGGTGCCATATCGACCCTTGGCCCTCGCAACGGATCGTCATCGATGCCGTTGCGAGGGGCTTGCAGGAGGGCGTCCACGAGTTTGTCATCCTGAAATGCCGGCAGGTGGCCATCACCACCGTCTCGTCCGTCATCGAACTGTTCTGGGCGCTCGCAAACGAGGGAGTGCAAGGTGCTATTATTGCGGATCGAACTGACAATCTTGAACGTCTACGGCGCATTTTCGCCAGTCTGCTGGAAACTCTACCAGATGAGTGGCGAGGGCCGGAACACAAACTCATACAGAACAATCGCAGTGGCATGGCTTTCGCGAACCGTTCTGTTATCGATCTTATGGCTGCGGCGTCCAATCCGGATCTCGGTGCGTCACGCGCTCTCAATATGATGCACGCCACCGAGTGCGCACAGTGGAAGTCGCTGGCCGGCGTCGAAAGCCTCAAGGCCTCGCTGGCGCGACAGAACCCGCATCGCTTGTACATTTGGGAGAGCATCGCGAACGGATTCAACTGGTTTTACAATCATTGCCAACAGGCCAAGGCCGACCGGCATATGAAGTTTATCTTCATCGGCTTCTGGGCAAACCCGACCTATTCGATCCCCAAGAGCGATCCCGACTACAAGATTTATTGGGACGGTCACCTGACCGCCGACGAGATCGAGCGTGCCCGCTACGTCAAGCAGAACTACAACGTAGTCGTGAAGCCCGAGCAGATCGCATGGTGGCGGCGCGAGAGCGAGTTTCGGGCCGAAGAGTACATGCTGCGCCACTATCCGTGGCATGAGCGCGAATGCTTCATCGCCTCGGGATCTGGTTTCTTCCCCGCCGCGCGCACGCTGGAGATCGGCGAAAAGCTGGCGGAGGGCGCTCCGTTCAAGGGCTACAAGTACATCTTCGAGCAGGATTTCCTCGGCTCGCATATCGAGCAGACGACCGATCGCGACGAAGCGATGCTACGCGTCTACGAGCCGCCCGAGCCCGACGGGGTCTACACCATCGGCGTTGATCCGTCGGGCGGCGGCGGCGGCGATGCCAACGATCACGCCATTCAAGTTCTTCGTAACTATGCGGACCGGGTCGTCCAAGTCGCCGAGTTCCGCACGAACCGGCCGCTCACCTATCAGCTTGCATGGGTGCTCGCTCACATGGCGGGTGCCTACAGGGACCATCTTGCCAACCTCGAAGTGACTGGCGTCGGTGCCGCCGTTATCCCCGAAGTGCGCAATCTTCGGCAACTCGCCGAGCGAGGCATCCTGCAAGGCGAACCAGGGACAAGCGGCATTCTCGACATGATCGGCGCGGTGAGATGGTTCCTGTACAAGCGGCCCGACACGCTGGGCGGCGCCGGCAACGTCATCGCCTGGAAAGCCAATCAGGACAACAAGCACCAAGTCTATTCCGAACTCCGCGACAGCCTCATGCTGCGACGCATCGAGATCCGCTCGCCCCGGCTGATCGAGCAGATGCAGGCCATCGTGGAGGATGCCGGCTGGATCGGCGCCGGACCCGATACCGGGGTCAACGACGATCTGGTCAGCGCACTGGTGTTGGCGCATCATGCCTGGATCGAATGGCGGCGTCCCGGCCTGATCGCCCGCAACCTCACTTGGGACAGCGTCAAGGGCGAACGACCGCCGCAGGACCCTGGCACCATGCTGTCGTTTGCGTTCTCGCAAAAGATGGCGGAGATCAATCGGAAATCGCGGCAACGACACGAGAAGTTTTGATGCCGATCGTCCGGACATACGCGTGTGAAGATTGCTTCCACATGATGGAAGTTACACTGTCAATGGATCAGGTTGACGACCCGCCGCCGCCGTGTCCGGCGTGCGCGCAGCGGGCCATGCGGCAGGAGTTCAAGCCCGTGGCACTCGGCGGATCGGTCACGACCCGCGCGCACGCCATCGCTGAGGATATCGCGGCCAACGACTACCACGTCAGCGACATGCAAGTCGGCCGCCAAATGGGGGACGTGACTAAGACGCGCTACAAGGACAGTACGTCAACGGTGCCGGCCTCGACGTGGACCGCGGCGCAAGACGTGCTGCAAGGCGCCATCACCGCCGGCCGGCAGAGCCGGATCAAATACGGCAGTGGCTTGGACGTGCTACAAGCAAACATCCAGAGCGGGGCTCAACCCGACCTGATTGAAGCCAGCAAACGACGAATGATCAAACTATGGTGAGAGACATGGAAAATCAGCAGCAAGGCCAATTCCAAGGATACTGCAACGGTGGCCCCTACAGCGGTCAAGTGCTCGCGTGGGACACCAAGCAATACTTCGTCGCGGTGTCGTCCAATCCGCCGCTCGAAAGCTACCCGGACGACGCCCCTATGAATGATCTGCCTCGGATCGGCTTCGGCTGCTACAGGTTCATCCTCGGAAAATGGATGTGGCTGGAGCATGTTGCGTATCCCGGAGGGTAAGCAGGACCTCGAAGAGTGGACCAAAGAGGTCATAGACGAATGCATGGGCAGCAGCACTGAGCGCGGGCTGATCTATACCCGCGCCAATCAGTACTACTATCAGGGCACGTTCGGCACCAACGCGGCGATCTACAACAAGATCAAGCCGTTTGTTGACCGCCTCGCCGGCTTCCTGATGCAGCCGACCGACGTGCGCTTCAACATCATCTTCGATAGCACCGAACCCGAGGACGTGCTGGAACGCGCGCAGGTGACAAGTGAAAAACTGACGGCGGATTATCGCCAGACCGACAGCGATATCACCTTCGCCGAGGCGGCGGTGTGGTCGCTGGTCAACGGCTGCTATCTGCTCAAGCACATGCCGCACGACCAGGGCTTCAAGGTCGCGCCCGTGCATCCGCAGAACTTCGGCGTCTTGAGCGAGAGCACGCTCGACCTCGATGAGCAGGAGGCGTTCTGCCACGTCAGCTATCCGACCATCTCCCGGCTGCGCTCGATGCTGGAGGAGATCGACCATCCGCAGAAGAAAGCAATCTTCGACCGCATCCTCGACGCGCAGCCGACCAAGCGCGACGAGGAGGAGCCGTCGTATTTTCACCAGATGGTCGTCGGCGGATTGCAGCCGCTGGGGGATGTGGGCGACCAGCCCTCGGCGGCGGGCATCGTCAACGTGTTTCCGGTCCCCACCCCGTGGCGACCGCAGCGGGCGTTGCAGCCGACGGTGAAGTTCTGTGAATTGTGGATCAAGGACAGCAAGCGGCAAGGCGACTACACGACAATGCAGGCGGTTTACGGTCCCGAGATGATCATCATCGAGGGCGAGAACCAGCGCCGCAACATCTCGCGGGTGCCCGGCAATCAGCCGTTCGTCAAGGTGCAGGCGCAAGCTACCCCGGGCTACTTCTGGGGCCGCTCCATCGTCGCCGATGTGCAGATGTTGCAGGACGTGCTGACCAAGCGGTTACGCGATATCAAGGTCATGTGGGATAGGAACGTCAATGCGCCCCAAGTTTTTAGCGGGTTCACCAGTATCACCGAGGATCAGTACTTCAAGATCATCAACGAAGGCGGTTTCCTCAACGATCCGAACCCGAATGCCAAAGCGTCGAAACTGGTCGAACCGCCGCCTGAGAATTATCTTGAAGAACTGGAGTTCCTATTCAAACTCTTTGACGAAGCTTCCGGCTTTTCGCCGATCATGGGTGGTCAAGGCGAGCCGGGTGTACGGGCTGGCGTTCATGCGCAAACCTTGGTCCGAACGTCATCCCCGAGGTTGATCGACCAAGCCGCGCGCATCGAACGCCAGCTTGCTACGTCGGGCTATCTCTGCTTGCGCATCATGCAGGCCATGGACCCGTCAATCTACACGACTGACCAGGGCACCGAGTTCACGTTGATCGACCTCCCGGACGGGTTCCAAGTACAGGTCGATAGCCATTCCGCCTCGCCCGCGTTCGCCGAGGACAACCGGCAAGTCGCCATCGCACTCGCCCGAGCCGGCGCGATCGACAGCGAGGATCTGATCCACATGCTGCATCCGCCGGGCGCCGAATTGCTGCTCGCCCGACTACGGCAGCGGCAGAAGGATCAGGCCAAAGCAGCGCAGCAAGAGAAGTCGGAGGAACTGATCCGCGACGTGATCGGGATCGGTCAGCACAAGCAAGCCGGCGGGAAGGCTGGACGGAAGAAGGGGTGAGGGTGTAGGTTCCCCCGGCCTCTCCTCGAAAAGAGGCTCCGCCCCGCTGGCTTTAGCAGCCCCCTGCCCCCTGGCGGGGCGGCCCCAAAGGGTGAAGCTCATGTCCATGACGGACACCGATCCTTCAACATCACCACCCCCCGACACAGGCGGAGGCGGATCGCCCGGCGCAGGTGGTGGTGGTGGCTCTCCCGGCGGTGGGCCTCCCGGCGGTGGCCCTGTTCTCGCCGGCCTCATGCGTCAACGCATGGCCCCGCCAGTCTCGGCGCCCGGCCCCGGCAACATGGCGCAGGGCCTGATGCAGATGAAAACCGCGGTGGACATGCTGCAAGCCTCGCTCCCCAACCTCGCGACCGGCAGCCAGCAGCACAAGGACTGCTTGAACGCCATCAGCCGACTTGCGCGACATTTGCCGCAGGGCGCACCAACGGCCGGCACACAGCAGACCCAAATCAGCGACTTGCTGCGCTCGACCATACGCAATGCGCTGATGCAGAAAATCATGGCGCAGCAGGGCGGCAAGGGCGGTCCACCCGGCGGCACACCGGACGGCGGTGGCGGTGCTCAACCGCCCGGCGATCAAGCCCCGCCGCCCGCGACACCTTTGCCCGGAGCATGATGGAGATTGAGCCATGGCGCAAAATCGCAGTTACGACCCGCCGATTACTTCGCCGTCTGAGACGCCTCCACGGACGATCCTTCAAGTGGATACTCAGAGCGAAATCTCCGAGTGGGGTGCCATTCCTAAGGTGGTACCGAAACCTGAGGGTGGCGTGCCCCTGCAAGCATCGATAGTCGGCAAGAACAACAATAGCTAGGTGTAAAGCAGATGCCTAGACAGCTGACGGACGAAGAGTTCAACTTTCTGCAAGCGCGCAGGCAAGTCGCCGACTTCGTTGA